GATAACTATTTTGATATCTCTGTTCCTCTTCAAGAACTTGCATTTGCATGGCTTAGAGTTCATCCAACAATTGCTTCTAGCTATCAAGCTTGGGAGCGTGGTGAGTTTCCTGCTGATACTCAGTTCTATGTAGCTGATGAAGATATTGAAAATGCTGTAGTGTTCAAAAAGAAACAGCTCATCAATAAGGCTATTGTGAAGTTTGATTCAATGACTCCTGAGAAGAAGAGAAAAGTTGCAAGGTTGTTAGGTCTTCCTGTTACAGATGATTCTAGAGAAGATTCTGTATACAATCAAGTTGATAACGTTCTTAAACAAACAGAATTCAAAAACGGAAAATATCAAGGATTGAATCCAGTTGAGATTTTCAACAGGTTTGCTGACATGAAAGAAAACTTACTCCATATTAAAGATTTGGTAAAGCAAGCTCTGACGCATTCTGTATACAGGCTTAAGCCTAATGGAAAAATTTACGAAGGTGAGTTTGAAGTGGCAAAGGATGAAGAAGATTTGGTAAAGTTCCTTGCTGATGATGATAATCAGGATGAACTGCTTACCCTTGAACAAAAACTTAAAAGTAAAAAACTAGCTTCTGTATGATACCTGTAGATAGTTTATTGTATAAAATAGATCAGAAACTAAATAAACTATCAACTAACGAACATCAACAGATAGCATTAGAAGATAAGATTTTAGCTTTGAATGAAGCTCAAATCAAATTGATAAAACAAAAAGTTGATGGTTTCAGTACGGTATCTGGTTTAGGACTTGATTCCTTTAAGAAAAGGTATGAAGATCTTCAAAGTTTGGTGGTGAACTATGCTCACCAACCCCTGACGTTAACTTTAAAAAATATACAACTAAATCAGTGGTTTGCATATTTGCATGAGTTAGATCCTAAATACATGTTCTATATTGATAGTTATGTATTGGCTGACAAAGGTAGATGTAAAGATAGAAAGATTTGGATAAACAAAGATCTTGCAAAACATGGTGACTTGTCACTTCTTTTGAACAACGATCATTACAAACCTTCTTTTGAATACCAAGAAACTTTTAACTTTATATCATCTGATGAGATATCAATCTTTACAGATGGTGAATTTACCCCCACAAAAATTTACATATCGTACATGAGGTATCCTCAGTACATCAATAAAGAGGGATACATAATGCTTGATGGTGAACCATCATTCGATCAAGATTGTGAACTAGAACTTTACCTAGAAGATGAACTTCTAGATCTTACAGTTCAAAATCTTGCAATGTACACCGAAAATCAGTCTGCTGTCCAGAATAGTATATATAGGATACAGACAAATGAATAAGTTTTTTAATAATTAAAATAAGCACAAAATGGCTGATTTCTCATTAACTACGCTCTTCGTAGTTCCAGTAGGAAACTCTCTACCTAGCTCTGGTTCTACGCAAGGCCTGTCCGCAGGACAGTTTGGTATCTTTAGAAGTGATTATAGTGTAGCAACTGCTGCTAACATCGCTGCTAAACCATACTTTTATCTCGCTCAAGGTAGAACAAACACTTATCTTCAAGGTTCAAAACGCTCTGACAAAATTGCAGGTTGCGTTGAAGGAACTTGTAAATCCAATGTAACCGAGTGGTATAAAGTGACTGGTTGTCCAACACCTGCTACTCAAGTTACTGATGTTGATGGTTGGAACGTAAAGTGTGGTGACATTGTTACCCTTACACTCCGTGCCCATTCTTCTTATCTGGATACTCTGTATTTCAATGGTTTCACTCGCTCAGTGACTGTTCAAGCTCCTTGCTGTGACTGTGGTGGTGATCCTTGTGAGAACGTTGATGTTCCTGCATTGATTGATAGGTTCATTTATCAATTGACTTTGCAAGCTCCTGGTAACAACCCAGACAACATCAACTTCAATGATTTCTATCAATTCCAAAGAATTGGTAATGATGCAAATGCTATTCTCCGTATCTCTGGTAAGCCTCTTACCAAGTATGGTCAGCCTTGTGATGTTGCTGCATTCCCTTGGGAGTATGACAGAATGTATTTCCGTACATTTGTATACAGTGGACCAGCTACAACTGCTGACTTCATTGTAGCAGATGCTTGTAACATTGTAGCTAATGCTGAAGTTACTCAACGTGCTTCTTATCCTTCAGGTACTTCTGATGAGATTAAGCAATTGGAGAAAAACTTCTACAGCTATCAAGCTGGTTACCTGAAGCATCTCTATAGGATGGCTGGTTATAACGAAAACTTTGAGTCTTGGGTAACTGACGGTACTACCTACGATACCTTCTATATCAAGTTTAACGAGTATGACAAGTCTGCCTATTCTTGGGGTGATTACATTAAGGAAGATGCAATGGTGATCATTGCTGTTCCTCAGGCACTCACTGCTGCTATTCAAGCGGTTCTTGTAGCAGGTCTTGGTTCTGTAGCTGATGATAATGCTTGTGTAAGCACTACATCTACTACCACCACTGTATGGCCTACAACTTCTACTACTAGCACTTTGATTCCTTAATAGGGTAGTAAGAAACAATATCATATAACCTAAGCCAGAGGGTGAGAGGATTCAATCTCAAATCCTCTGGCTTATTTATTTAAAAAACATGGCGGATCTTAAATTAGACATATTAGTAATCCCTACATACAATATACAAACATTAGGTATTGCTGATGCGTCCACTTATCCAGTGTCCCCTCCTGTATCAGCTCCTACAATAGAAATTGAAGTTCCTGGGTTTGGTCTTGTAAGTCTTCCGTTTAACATCAATGACTTCAATATCTATAATTCTGCTTCATTAGGATTAACAGCTGTTGGGGATCCTTTGCTCCCTCTTCCTGATGGAATATATTACATAAAATATTCCGTAGCTCCTGCATATCTAAACTTTGTACAAAAGACAATAATTCGTGTTGACCATCTCCAAGAAAAATTTGATGATGCATTCATGAGGCTTGATATGATGGAATGTGACATGGCTATAAAAACACAAGCAAAAGTTGACTTGAATAGTATATATTATTTTATTCAGGGATCTATTGCTGCTGCTAATAACTGTGCTGTGGTTACATCAAACAAGTTGTACAATCAGGCAAACAAGATGTTAACCAATTTTATTAAGAACAATTGTAATTGTTACGGAAACAATTACATAAATAATTTTCATTAATATGGCAAATTGTAGAAACTGCGGAATGAAATTTGGATGCGGTTGTCAACTAATCAACGGTCTATGTTCAGCTTGTAATCATGCATTGACTCAAGTAACTCAAAGAATAAAAAATGTTATCACCAAGGCTTACAAATTGCGTTGATTGTTCAACTATAACGTTTCTCTTAGGAGAAATAGATTGTAAGTTGACAGAATTGGCAAACAATGAATATAATAACATTGTTTACCAACTCAACTATCCTGTGCCTGGAATTGTAATAGGTGACCTCTTAAATTACAAAAGAATATTAACGTTCAAGTTTTGTAATTTGGATTATGCATCAAACTTTTCTGTGGAGCAGATAGCTAGTAAAGTTAAACTTTTAATTAAAAAATAATAACCTAAAATGGCTTGTTCAAATTGCTATAACGGGTGTGCTGAAATTGTTTCAGATAGATGTGTTAGATATACAGGCATTGATGTTCCTCTTCTGGGTATTCAGAATGGTGACTCTTTGTCTTTTATTGAAGCCACTTTGATAGAATTTCTCACATCAACGATTAACGGTGAAGGTGTTAAACCTATCATTGATCAAACAATTATATGTGAAGTGGTAAGTAAATATCTTCCTGATTGTGGAGAACTTACACTAAATGCCTATCTGACAGCTCTAATTAAAGCTGCTTGTGATTTACAAACTCAAGTTACAGTTCTTGATGGAAGAGTTGATGTAATCGAAGCTAGCTATTCAATAGGATGTCTAACTGGTGTAACTTCTACATCTGGAACCCATGCTATTCTCCAAGCAGTGATTACAAAACTGTGTGCTTTGGATGTAGCGTTAGCAGCACTTGCTCTTGATGTTGATGTTAACTATGTAAAGCTTTCCGATCTAGACACTTTGATTCAAGCCTATCTTGACAGTACAGGTGGTTCTACACAGTATTATAACAGAATGGTTCCCTACACTGTAGTGGAATATTATGGAGTTCTTTCTAATTTTGATATTACAGGTGCAGGTCTTGGAGATTGGGACAAGATTTATTTGTGTAATGGTCAGAATGGTACACCAGATAAACGCGGTAGGGTTCCTGTTGGAGCTATACAACTTGTTCCTGGAGGTGTTTTAGCAGCTGCTGTTAATCCTGCCACTCCTACTAATCCTAATTATGCACTTGGAGATACGGCATATGGAGCTAACAGTGTAGTTCTTGATGTTACGCAAATTCCTTCACACACTCACACTCTTACAGATCCTGGTCACACACACACGTACGAGGGATCAATTCAACCAGGAGGTGGTGGTGAATCTAGTAGAGATGGTGTTCAAGCAACTTTGACTACTAATTCATCCACTACAGGAATAACTATTGCTTCTGCAGGAGGTGGACTTGGTCACTCTAATATTCAGCCAACACTTGCTTGTTATTACATAATGTATATTCCTTAATCTATTAAATCTACAATAAATGGCTTGTGTACCAGGTTCTCCTTGTAATCCTGTTGTTGTTAACTCTGTCTATCCAAAGAAGTGTAACAATGGCTGGTTTGCTGGATATCCAATAAATTCTAATCTTATTTGCTATAATGGTCCAACTTTACCAAATACAGGTGTAGCTACAGGAGATAACTTGAATGTGGTTTTAGAAAAGATTGATAATGAACTTGACCCTGTCACATTGGTTCAGACTATTCTTCAGACTATTTTAACAAACCCTTCATTGAATGTTAGCTTTTGTAATTTAGTAAACAATTGCACATATTATTATACAAGTACAACAACAACCACCACTCTTCCTCTTTAAATAGATACATAGTAAAATGTTTCGTTAATATTAAAAACCCTGTTTTGTTGGTTTTACAGGGTGTTTCCCCTGCCCTTTCTAGGGTGGGGGTTTTATTTATAATCAATTTGATTACAATAGATAACTTGTTCAGTTAAATAAATTTGGAGAATTTCAAAAACATTTATACCTTTACTGTAATTTTAACCAAATTATTGAGTTATGGTCGGCAACCAACACCTTTTAAATCAGCTTCAAAACATGCTGAATTGGAAAAAGAGCAAGAAGTTTTATGCTGATAAGTTAGGAGTTACGGAAGCTGAGGTGGATGAACTGTTAAAAGAACTTAGAAATAGTACAAGTAGTATAAGTGATGATGCTGAGGCTTCTAGTTACATGACTGAGCTAGAAGATGCAATTATTAGATATCAAGAAGATGTATCTAAAGGAATTGGTGAAGTGGTTTTCAATACTCCAGATGAGATTAAATCTTTGGAAGAACTGATAGAAAAGAGTAAGATTGACACATCTAAATGGGAAATAACTAAATACGTCCAGAACTATTGGGGAAATTCTAAAACTCCTCATTGGCAGGTTAAAGCCTGGATGGCTAAGAAAACTAGTGAGCAACTGTTCCAAGACTCATTTGTTGA